AGTCACGCCATCGCCCATCGCCGGGTTGCCGGTGAGGATGCCCCACACCGTATCGCTTTCCAGATCGGCGGCGGCGCGGCCAAACATTTCCGGCAAGCGGGTGAACGCCCCCAGATCATCATTGATGATGGTCTGGCGGGTGACGGCCACCACCTTGCCATAGGTGGCCAGCGCATATTGCTCCCGCGCCTCGCCCACGGTGCCGCGCTTGAATTCGCCGGACTCGTTCACCTTATCCAGCGACGGCGCATCGCCCAATTGCGTGCGGGCGATGGTCTTGAAGTCGGGATTGCTGGTCTGGCGGGAAAACCCCTTAAAGGTTTGCGGAGCCGCCTCGTAGGCGCTGCGCAGGGTCTTGTTGGCTACATTCGCCAGAATGAGCGGGAAGTCGCTGGTGGAATGCAGCCCGCCGCGCGTTTCCAGCCCGAGCATCGCGCCCGCCACTTCCGACTTGGACAGGCCGCGTGCGCGAACGCCCCGGCGCTCCAGCAGGTCACGCCCAATTTCCATCAGGGTCATGCCGCGATATTCGCGAGCGCCCTCATCCAGTCTGTAGGTTCTGGGATCATGGCGGTGCAGCAGCGCGTTTTCCGCCATGACGCGCACGCTATCGATTTCATCGCGGACGATGGAAACATGCGGGCGGATTTCACCGGCTTCGTTACTCTTGCGCGCCAGTTCATCGAGCACCAGCTTGCGCGCCTGGGCGATAGCCGTGCCGTCATTCACCAGTTTCTGGGCGAACATGTCAGGCAGCATCGCGGCGCGGGTGATCTTGATAATCTCCGCCGCGCGTTGCCGCTCAAGACGCGCGCCTTCCGCACGGGCTTCTTCCGTCGATGCGGATGTTTCAGTCTGGGTAGTGGTTGGGGGATTTGCAGCAGGAGTGTTTTCTGCAGGGAGGGTTGCGGGAGCGTCCTGCTCCTGGGTCTTGTTGTCGAAGCCGGTCATAAGTCTTAACTCCTTTACAGGCGGTGGATTGAATATTTCACATGGGTAAGTGTGAGGGCTGGAACGGATGCCCGCACCCGCATCCGCGCCGATAGGAACCAGCGATATCTCATATGGCTCCCAATCGACGGCGCGGTACAGCGGCACAGCGCCCTCAAAGCGTGTAACCTCAAAGCGGTGGACACGATAGCCGACGCTGACATTGCGGATGATTCCATCTCTGATTTTGCGAAGTATGGATTCGTTTTCCGCACCGCCGTCGATCTTCAGGCTGGCATAACCAAAACCAGACTCGATGCGCGTACTCCCGCCAATCACCACGCCTTTGACGCTATCGAGCGTCATATCGCCGTGAGTGTCGAGTACAGGCGCTGTCCCGGAATTAAGCCGCCCCAGGCGCACCGCCCCAGAAGCCACAACTAGTTCTTCGTCATAGGCTTCATCGGCGAACATATTGTAGCGGCGCACTACCGCGCCTGTGGTGAAGACGACGCTGAATATGCGATCCTCTGCACCGGCTTGCTGTTCTTCAAGGCTTGCCAGACGTGTCTGCAATGGCAGGTTCTTGCGCTCCAAAGTGGAAGGCGCGCTGTCAGGCTTCAGGATTTCGGCTGTTGTCATTGCTTTGCGCTCCTGAATTATCTGTCTGCACCATCCCGCTCTTGGCTGTGTTGCGAGGATCGGAATCAAGAATAACGCCCAGAGCATCGAGCTTCCCGTTGATGCCGGAAATTTCCTGAATCTGCCGCTCGGGATCATAGCCCTGGCGGGCAATGGCATCAAACAAGGTCATGGTGCCGTTACGCATCATCAGCGTGTCTGCCTGCGCGTCTTTCAGCGGATCGATCATCTCGAATTTGGGCGGCGTCCAGCTGACGGCGTAATCGGCTTTGCCGATGACACCCGCCACCAGAGCGCGATCAATGAACCGCCGCCACACGGGCGCGCATAATTTGGGGATCAACACCTGCCAGCGGATCATTTCCACGGTGCGGCGGAACTCCAGCAAGCCCGCCCGGAGGCTGCTGTAATTCACCTGTGACAGGTCACCGGTCAGCTGCTCGTAAGTAACGCCAAGCCCTGCGGCAATCGCGTGCAACTGCACCCGTTCATAGGATTCATAATTGCCGTCGCTGTTTGGATTGCCAAAGCGCACATCCTCCCCAGCCTGAAGATATTCGATCATGCCAGGGCGGAACTCCTCAATCTTTTGAGGCTCGCCCCCGGCGGCATTGCCTTTGCGCACCACGTTGCCGACGATGGGGCCGTCCGCGCCGTTGTTCTGAATGACGAAGGCGGCGAAGCAGGCTTCAATCTTTTTGCGCCACAGTTCCGCATCATCATATCCGTCCAGATCGCGCATCCGCACCATGGACGGCGCGAAAGCGGTCACGCCGCGATATTGCCCAGGCCGCAATTTGCGGAAGATGTGCAGTATCTGATCCGCCGGAACACGCAGGCTTTGAAAGCTGGTTTTTCTAACAATGTTTTCGCCTGGATGCTGCGGCCACATCCAGTAGGCGACACGGCGGTTCTGACTGTCGAACTCAATGCCCTGGCGAATGATAGTGCCGGTTTCGCCAACAGTAGATTTGCTGGCGTCAAGGAAGTCCGCCTCCAATATCTGCAATTGCAGCGGCACGCGCATGGTTTCGCTGAAACCGCGATCCCGAAACCGGATGAAGCATTCACCGCTCTCAAACATCGCGCGCGCCGCCAGCGACTGAATACCCTCAAAATCCAGATCGCCGTCCGCATCACAGAACTGACACCAGTCGCGCCACGCTTCCATGATCTGCTTGTTCAGCCGGTCCGAAGCCGATATCGCCTGCGCCGTAATGCCGGTGCCGATGGCGTTGCCAACGAACACCTCGATGGCTTTGTTGCCATAGCAATTATTGCGCACCAGATCGCGGGACCGCTCACGCAGGCGATTGCCAGCACCGCCAATTTCCGCATTGGCCGAGGTCCCGCTGGTGATCCAGTCATCAATCCGTCTGCCAGTTTTCGCGCCTTCATAGCCACGCGCAAGCACGTCCATGGCGATCCTGGCCTGCTTGCGTTTGAAAGCAGATTGAGGCGAGAACACCCCGATCATGTCATCCAGCCACATATCAGTCCTTCACGAAGGATGCGAAACTGGCGCGGCTTGTCTGCGATTGCGCGTTGGCGTTCAATTGATTGCGGATGACATCACGCAGCTTGATCATCTCAATGAGCGAGTGGTAGCGCACCGACTTATCGCCGGTGCGCACCTCGAGCGTGCCGGAAGCGATTGCCGCCTCCAGGGCGTCCAGCTGGGTTTGTGTGAAGGCCATGATTACCTCGATAACCAGTTATCCATGCGCGGTATCCACTGCGCATGGGGTTTTGAATGCGATGTTTCGATTGCGTCCTGTCCGGGCATGACGCGCGGTGCGCTCTCCAATCCCTCAGCCAGTTGCGCCAGATCGGGATTGAGGAGCTTGAACGCCGCCAGCGCATACACCGTGCAATCGAGAACCTCGTTGCGGCTGCGGATTTTGATCCACTCCCGCCGCGCCACGCCCTTGGTAAAGCGCGTGACCTGCTTTTCACCCGTCAGCTGCAAAAAATATTCACGGTCACGCTGCAAAGGGAAATGAAAATACCCCGCCCCAGGCTCGGTGATACGCAGGCGGCTGTAAATCACTTCCTTCGCCGTATCCGTGCCAATCGGATAAAGCCGCAGCTTGTAGCGGTTGTTCTTGCTTGGCCGCCCCAGCAGCGGTTTCGCCATCTGGTTAATACCTTTGACGGCGAACACACCGCGCACGGCGCGCGGCCCGCAAAATTCATACACCGCCTGGGTATGGTGACCGCCGGAATCCACGCACACACAAGCGATGTTGAGATACACGCCGAGCTTGCTGCGGATCGGCTGGAGCAGATACGCATCCAGTTCCCGCCACACCATGCCCTGCGCCGGATCGCCGTAAATGACGCGGTAATCCAGCGACCAGCATTCTTCACCAATGCCCCAGCCTTTGACTTCGATCTCGAGCCTGTCGCCCTGCACATCCACCCCGGCGGTGACAAGCACCACCGGCTCGGGCGCATCCGATCCCCAGCTTTCCTTGCGGTTGAGCAGGACATCCGCCTCAATGGTTTCGCCGTCTTCTTCCCATGGCTCGCCAAGCGACGTGTTCACCCAGGTCTTGAGCGTTTCCGGCAACGCTTTCGCCCGCAGGAAATCCGTCACGATCTGGGTAAAGGTTACCCACGGGCTGTAAAGCTCGTTGATATGAAAGCCCGCGATACCGGCGAGCGGCTGTTCAGCCACCCAGCGGCCAACTTTCAGCATCGCGGGACGATCACTGTCAACAATGACGCAGCCATTATGTTCGCAAATATAATGCGCGGTTTCCGGCTTGTGGCCGTTATCACCGCTGTCCCATTTCACCTGCGCCCATTTAAGCGTCTGGTATTCGCCGCATTGCGGGCATGGCGCATGATAACGCCGCTGATCGCTTTGCCCGAACGCCGCTTCAATCCGGCTCACCCCCTTGATGGTCGGGGTGGAAGTAAGCAGCAGCTTACGGTTCCAGAAGGTTGTCGTGCGTTTTTTCGCAAGGCTGACAGGATCGCCTTCCGTGCCT